GCCAAGAGAGGACAAGAGGTGGATGATGCTTATGTCGTTTCTAAAATCAAAAAGGTTATTGCCAACAACGAAGAGAACTTTATGGTGAGTAGAGACGAGAAATGGACCACCGAGATTGCTATCCTTGGGGCTTACCTTCCTACTCAGCTAAACGAACAGGAGCTTAAAGGAAAGATTGCCGAGATTGTAGCAAGGAACGATGATCCAAACATGGGATCTATCATGAAAACACTTAAGCAAGACTATGCCGGACTTTATGACGGCAAACTGGCTTCTCGGCTTGTCAAAGACGCCATCAACAAAGGATAACACATGCTCGAAGAAATCAAGGGTGAAAAAGACCCAACAGTTCTTGATGTGGTGGCTATCATCAAGAACGGAAAGAAAGTGCTGTTCCATGCTGATTCTCCGATGTTTGAATACCAGAGGACAACGAAGAAGCGCGAGCAGGTGGACGTTCTTCCTCGATTCATCCCTCTTTCAGATAACATTCCGGTTGTAACGGATGTTATTCGTCACACAAGCAGGGCTAATATCTCTCTTCAAACGCTAGTGAAAGGACGTGTTGAGCTTCCAGAGAACGAGTTTGACTTAACCTTTGTTCCGTCTCAGATCTTTCGCACGTACAACATCATTCGTGATGGGTTCGTAAACATCGAACACATTCATGTGACAGTGGACAAAGACACGTTTGGATTGTTGAACGTAATGCTTTCTCTTAGTCAGATGAAGGTGGTGGAGAAGATGAAAGACGGAAGTGTGTCTCTCCTGCTCAATCTGATCAACATCCCTGTCATCAGCCGCCAGATGACAGCAAATGTTTCGCTAGACGAGTTTAAGTCCCTCTCTACGGCCCTCATACGCTCTCAGGGGATCGTTAAGGGCATTAAGGCATCAGTGCCCACAGAAGATCGCAAACCGCTTACGATGGAAAATGAGTACGGTGTAGAGGCTGCTCAGTGGCTGTCTTCGATTGGAGTGAGAGATTATGGCTTCATTCCTAAGTCTAAGCCAAGAGAGACAACCAACCACTATGTCACCACGGAAGTAACATGGAAGCTCAAGGGCATCTCTAGTCTTCCTTCCGTCAAAGAAGTGATGGCGAAAGTGGAAGCAAAAAAGACCTTGACTACCAGAGAGAAGCTAGTCTACAATGGGGTCACTAAAGCAGAGAACGTCGATGATGCGCAGGAGCTACTTTCGACGCATCAAGCTGAAGTGAAGGAACTACAACACCTATTGAGCGACATGGTGTTTACTCTCATCATCGGAAAAACGTGGTTTGCTGGAGAAGAAGATGATGTAAATACCGTTGTTCGAGTTGAAGACAAAGACATTCCTCTCACTATCGAGAAGCGAAGGGTAGAAGTGGAAGTCTAATGAAGAAGACATAAGGATCAGTTCAGCAATCTATATTCTATGCAAAAGCAACCAAAGATGATCCTGTCAACATGCCCCGCGTGCCGGACGCACAACAGAGACTTCTAATCTCAGTACGCCGTGTTCGACTCACGGGCGGGGTACCAAACAAAATGTCGGGGTGGCTGAACGATTAGGCGTTCGATTGCAAATCGAGAAAGATGCGGGTTTGAATCCCGTCCCCGATTCCAAGAAAAAAAGGATGACACAATGACTATGAGCGATGACAACACTAGGCGAATGATCGATCTTATCAAGTCTATGAGTGATCGGATCCAGTTCCTAGACAAGCAGATTGCAAACTACAAACAGACTGCAAAAGAAGAACACGATCTTCGCATCAAAGCGGAACGTCGGGAATACAGTGTAAAAACACCAACGACAGGTTGCCTTGGGGAGATTGCGCAGAGAGATAGCATTCGACGCATAATCGGTGATTATATTGGTAATATTATAGTAATTCGCAACGACCCAGATTACTTCAAAGAAGACGAAAACATCCATCTCGACTATGGGCTAGACAGCTTGGACGCCACTATGCTCATCGGGGAAATCGAAGTACACTTCGGCATCAGCATAACAGACGACGAAGCACAAGAAGCCAAAGGATACATCGGAAGACTCGTCGATCTTGTTTATGAGAAGACCAATTGAACTTACGAAAACATCTCGAAGAAAGGCATCTGGATCCCACCTTATACAACGGCATTATCATTTGTGATGATGTCGTTGTTTTCTTTCTGTGGAACCTCAGTGGTCAGATGGTGGGATATCAGCAATATCGGCCATCTGCTGATAAGAAGAAGACCAACAACCCAAGAGACGCCAGATACTACATGTCGCTTCATGGAGACAAACACGAGAAACCGTTGGCTGTGTGGGGCTTAGAAAGCCTCTCTCTTCGTTATGATGTCTTGGTGCTATGTGAGGGCATCTTTGATGCTTGTCGCCTTCACAATGAAGGTGTGCCAGCCGTAGCCCTATTAACATCGTCACACAAGCACTTTAAGAACTGGTTGTTCTCTTTGAATCGGAAGATCTATAAGGTGGAAGACGATCATGGGTCTAGTCTTGGGAACTATTGTGCTTTACACATTCCCTCTCATCGTGTAGACTTAGGCGATTGCACAGACGACGAAGTGAAAGAAATCGTCAACCACATAAAGGAACAAGAATGTCTCTTACAAATGAAAAAACTAAGTACGATAAGCTAGTGACTGACTTCGATGATCTATTTGATCGAACGATATCATTGGTGTCGTTAGATGGAAAGACACTCAAAGAAGCTCTCACCACCCAACTACCTATCCAACTTGAATTAGAACTTATGGTGAAGCAAGCCTATCATCTTCATGAAGTGGTGGAAATGGAAGTGGATGAAACTTATGCTATTGCTTTAGCAACACAGATGACTAACTCTCGCAGAGAGATCATATACACTCAGGCTAAAGAGTATGCTAAGGCAGACCCAGAATACAAGATAGCAAAACGATTCCTGCTTGATGTAAGGAAACTTAGAGATGAAGTTAAGGGGTGTTTAGAAGTTATCAACACTAGACGATACATTGTGAACAACATGTCAAACAGTGTTATCGCTGGAGTTGAGAATACAATCATATAAGGAACAAACAACATGTCCACTATCACAGACTGGCAGCTTATAGTTGATTCGTCGGATCCATTTCTTGTGGAGGCAATGTATAACAAATCAGACGAAGAACTAGACGATGTTCTTACTCGTCTTAATAGAGAACTATCAAGTGTTCATCCAAAGAACATCAATCGAATCAATTACTACAACAAGTCTATACAAGCAGTTCAGGCTATGTTAGAGGTAAGACATCATCAGAGACAAGATGATCGACAAGGATATACGATTACATGAACATTGTATTACTAGACGAAATCAACTGTGCCATCCAAGGATTGAAACAATCTGATATGGAGCACATTATAAAGAGGACAGAAATATCTGTGCCGGGAGCATTTCAAACTCCTGCATATAAGACTGGAAACTGGAATGGCAAAGAGTCTTTCTTCTCTTCTGATGGAATCTTCTTTCAATACATGATTCCGCAGGTGCTAGATATCCTAGAAGATGAGTTGAACTATGATCTAGATAACTTTGAACTCATTGATGAAAGAGACATCTCTGTGTCGTTTGATGGGATACAGGAAGTGGATGATATGTTCCTGTTTGATGTCACCGACAGAACGCTACGAGAACATCAAGTGAACGGCATCAACATGGCCATCAGAGAGAAGAAAGGAACACTAGAGTATGCCACTAACGCAGGCAAGACAGAGATCGCTCTTGCCCTCTCTAAGGCGTTTGGTCCTTATCTGAAATCTATCATTGTTGTTCCATCTGAGACCCTAGTCAAACAGACGTATGCTGATTATGCGAAATCAGAGCTTTCTTGTATTGCCCTCACTCCAAAGATTCCGGTCAAGCATCGAAGAGAAGTGTTTGAGCACTACGATCATATCATTCTCACATCTAAGCTGCTGTTGAACTCTCTTGATTATATCAGAGACATTCCCTACGTCCTTATTGTAGATGAGATACATTCATACTTTGGAGAAGTGTTTGCTAATGCAATGAGGATCGACTTAGCAAACTGCCCTGTTCGTATAGGACTAACAGGAACATATCCAAAGGACAAGTACAAAGCCACCACGATCAACTGTCATATGGGAGGTGGTGTGTTAGATGAAGTGTCAGCAAACTACTTGATCGATAAGAAGTATGCGTCAACTGCTAACATTAAGATGCTCAGAACTCGCCATAAGAGTATTGAAGACTTCTCGTATGATAACGAAGAGTGGGACTGGGATAGAGAGGAAACATACCTAGCAACCAACAGAGACAGAATACTGGCTATTGCTGATTATATCAGAACACTACCTTCCACTAACACATTAGTTCTGTGTCATCCTAGACTTGGTAAGAGTCTTTCTACGCATTTCAATGGCAGGATGGTGGTGGATCAAACTCCTGTCGAAACAAGAGAGCAGTGGTTCTCTGAGTTTAGTGATCCAAACATCAATGATGCAATCCTTCATGCGTCATACGCTACATCTGCTCAAGGGATATCAAAGAATAGAATCTTTCGATTGATATTGATTGATGTGGGCAAGAACGTAACATACATCAAGCAGTCTATTGGGCGGGGTCTAAGACTAGACGGAGAGATAGATCACATCGAAGTGGTTGATATCTCTGCTGATACAAAGCATTCATCAAGACACAGGAAGAAGAGAATAACAGTATACAAGAAAGAGAAGTTCTGTTACACTGATGAGTCAAAAGATGAGATCATAGTTAAGGAGACAGAATATTGAAATATGTCGGAGAGAACGATAGTGTTGTGGATGGGATGTCTGAGGCTTGTGTTGATAAGAGGATCTTTGAATTCTCTGTGATCAAGAAGGACTTCTTCCTTGGATACAAGGGTGCATGGGACATCATCACAGGCAGTGTGTTTGTGTTTGAGTTAGGAGGAAGCACATACAGTGTTCCTTCTGGTCATCATGTTGTGATTGGTGATGACTATGGTGATATAGACTTCATCCTGATCGATGAAGTATTCAATCGCCCAATTGAGTTTGTACAGTTGGACTATGCCATGATGAACTGGGTGGTACATAAGCCTAAACTGATTGACTTCATAGAAGAAACCGATGTGTATTGGCCTATGACAAAGAACATCATCCCAATACAAGACAATAGTAGACTTATTCTTCTATCAAACAAAGACCTATACAACAAGTTCAAGAATGATCAGGTGGAAGTGTTCACAACAATGGCATAACCTCGTATGTATTATGACAAGAAACGCAATCGTATCTTATTGAGAGACGGAAGAAGTGTTGTGTCTGTTGACCAGATGACGCGACATATACTGAAGGGTGATGTTCCACCCAACACATTCTGTGTATCGTCTAGAGATGCAGCATTGTACGAAGAGAAATGGCGGGAGAAGATAGAATCAGATATCGAGGATATCACGCCGGACATTCGTTCTTCTAGCATCTCAGATGAACAATACGAGACCCTTCTCCTATCGATCCTCTCTTCTCCTCGGTTTACTACAGAGTACGAAGAGAGAATAGAAACAGAGATGGAGTTCTTCACACGAACAGGAAACCTGTTGTTTCTACATTCTTGTATGACGCTGATAGAAAGATTCAAAGAAGAAGATGTGGTGTGGGGTGTAGGAAGGGGATCATGTTGTGCTAGTGTGGTGTTGTATCTACTCGAAGTGCATGACGTTGATCCTGTTTTGTCAGACATACCATTTAGCGAGTTATCAAAAGAGATGGAGAAGACTCGATGGGAGAGATGACGAATAATAGAAAGTGGCCTACGCTCGTAACAGACCACCACTTAGACGAAGACTTGCGTGTTGTCCTTCACGACCTAGCAAAACAAGCTATCACTATAATGACAGAAGAGGATGATTTTGACCCCAATGGACAAGAAGTTTCATCTGCTGAGATGTATGTTTGGGCCTGTCCTCGTGGACTCGATATCGGTTTCAGCAAAACCCGAAACAAGACCCCAAACCATATGTGGGCCGAATTTGATATATCGCAAGAAGACATCATGTTTGTCCTCTTTCAATTGTATCTTGTATACCAAAAATACAAACCCGAATCCCCGACCGCGAATCGATCATTCAAAATCGTATTGACATCGGGTGAGTTTCGTGAGATGATGACTTTCTTGGCACTATGAACTCAACCGGAGAAGAATCACATGACTAGGAAATTGGTAACACATCGTATCGTTGGTGATGTCAAAGAACACACCAATGCTGACAATCTTGACCTTGTTCATATCGATGGATGGCAAGTGGTGGCAAAGAAAGGAGAGTTCCAGAAAGGAGACTCGTGTTGTTTTTTTGAGATTGATAGCTTTCTTCCAGCGGACGACGAACGATTCGAATTCCTTCTGAGCAGAGGAACAAAGAAAGACCCTAGCGGCAAAGAAAGGTTTCGTCTTCGTACAGTGAAGCTACGCAAGGAATTGTCTCAAGGTCTTGCACTTCCTTGGTATCTTTTTCCTGAGTTCCATGAACTCAATGATATCAATGAAGTGGATCTTGCTAAGAAACTTAATGTTATCAAGTATGAGCAACCTGAGCCAAAAGTGGCGAATGCCATGGGGAACTTTCCTTCTTTCATTCCTAAGACGGATACTGGCGGACGTATTCAAAATTTGTGGTATGAGTGGAAAGACGAATACGCTGATATGATGTTCATTCCTACACTCAAGCTAGATGGATCCTCTTGTACTGTTGCGTATCTGGGAGAGAGTCTGTCTGAATACTGGAATGACGAAGACGGGTATGATGACCTCAATGAAGACGGAGTGAAACAAGGCGAGATCATTGTGTGTTCTCGTAATCTTCAATTGAAGTTTGACGAAAACTCTCATTTCTGGAAAGCAGTGCATGACTCTGTTCTTGTGTCGGAGATGGTGATAGCGAAGAAGAATGTTGCTGTACAGGGCGAAGTGCTGGGACCAAAAGTTCAAGGAAACAAAGAGAAGCTGGAGATGTTTCAGTTCTTTGTATTCAATATGTTCGATATCGATAGACAGGTGTATTGGCACTGGGGCAACGTCTGTCAGGTGTGTGACATGTGGGATGTCCCTATTGTTCCTACCATTGACGACATTCGTTTTCCGTTTCAGACATTCAACTCTGTTGACGAGATACTTGAACATGCTGACGGAAAGAGTCTAAATGCAAAGTACAGAGAAGGAATTGTGTGGAAGAGTTTGGAAGATCCTTCTGTATCATTCAAAGTCATCTCCAATAAGTTCCTTCTAAACGCAGAGGAATAAGACGAATGGAAGTAGTGATCATCAATGGGCCACCCAATAGCGGAAAGGATCATGCTGCTGAGTATCTTGTAGACATCGTACATAACTCAACGCATATGCGGTTCAAAGACCATCTGTTTGATTTGGTTATTGGGTGGTCTGGTATCGACAGACGTGAGTTCTTTCGACTATATGACGATAGAACAACAAAGGAACTTCGTACAGAGCAACTACATGGCCTTTCTCCAAGAGACAGCATGATTCATGTATCTGAATGTGTCATGAAGCCTCTCTACGGTAAAGACTATTTTGGTACAGTTGCAGCACGCACCCTCATCGATGGAATGAACATATTCTCTGATGGGGGATTTACAGAAGAACTAGAACCAGTGTATGATGCATGTGATGGAAACATGTTGATCCTAAATCTATATCGAGAAGGCTGTAACTTCGATACAGACTCAAGAAACTACATAACATCATTCAAAGATGCTACAGTGGTCTCCATCACCAACAACGACACCATCACTCAGTTTGAATCAGACTGTTTGGATGCTGTTATGGGGTGGGTAGAGAACAACGAAAGAGGGAACGTATGAGCGGTGATTACCCAGATGTAAAAGAACTTCGTCCAATGCATAGTGATGTGATCCTTATGCATGAGAGCAATGCTGAGAAGAATACAATCTTCATCAAGGAAAATGTAGACGAAGACACTTCTCTTCAGTTTCGCGTATTGCGTGTGGCAGATAACGTAAAACACATTTCAAATGGAGATCTTGTTGTTGTGCCTTGGGGGAGATGTGTTGTACCATTCCATGCTCTTGTTGATGGAGAGATAAAGCGATAACGATCACAGACGAGAAAGAGATTCTAGCAATCGTCGATTGACAGAATGACCAAATGTTAGTACACTGATTACATCAAACACATAGAAGGAATAGGAATATGGCTAAGAAAGGCGAACATCGTTCTGATAAGGAACAATACACGTCATACAAGACACAAGGGCGCTATGCTAAGAACAAGCGTGCCAAACTTGAGCGCCACTTGAAGAAGTATCCTAATGACGAGCAAGCACAGACGGCTCTACAGAACATTGGATCTGACACCAAACGTAAGACTCCCATCACCTACATGTGGACTCCTACAAAGATCAAGGTTGCTCAGATGATGGCTCGTGTTGGCATCAATGGTAATGTTGTTTTGAACAAGAAGCAAGAAGAGAAGTATCAGGATCAGGTGATTGGTTTTGGTTCCATCCATGCTCTTGATGAGATTCCAAAGAAGAAAGGAAAAGGTAAGCGCAAAAGCAAGCAACACCAAGAAGAAGAAGAAGCGGCTTGATGTAGAAGCAGAAAGAGAGTAGTATAGAAGGGGCTCATATTGCATGTGAGCCCCTTTTCTTATCACAAGGAGAAAGCAATGGCGATTAGACAACTGCTCAATGAGAAATATCGTCCCACTACATTGAGTGAATACGTATTTCAGAACGAAGACACCAAACGAAAAGTAGACAAATGGGTTGATGACGGGGTGATCCCAAACATCCTACTGGCTGGGTCTCAAGGAACAGGCAAGAGCACGTTGGCGAGAGTGTTGATCAGCGAGCTAGGCATCCTTGGGTCTGATGTCAAGGTAGTGAATGGATCCTCTGAGGGGATTGGGTACATTCGAGAAGTAGTGGAACCATGGCTAAAGAAGTCTTCTTTTAGTCCATTCAAGGTTGTTTTGATTGAAGAGTGCCTTCAGGAAGATGAAGAAGTTAGAATCGGAACCGTCGAGTGCTGGGTTGCTGTTCGTATCGGGGATCTTGAGGCAGGGAAAGAGTACCCAATTGTTTCTGTTAATATGGAAACTGGTGAGCTTGAAGACGACATCGGTTGGGTAGTGAGCGACAAAGAGGATGATGTCTATGAGATTGAGTTGATCGATGGACGCACTGTTCAAGTAACGGCAAACCATCCAATGCTGGTGATCGAGAACGGCAAGATTGTAGAAAAGTCTATCGATGATGGGTTGAATGAGGATGATACTATAGTATCGGTACAAAACGGAACGAAAGTAAAATCAATCAAGAAGATTGGGAAGTCTCGTGTAGTCAACCTGAATGTAAGTAAGAACCACACGTTCATCACAAAGAACGGAATAGCTACCCATAACTGCGATGCCCTCAGCAGGAAGTCACAAGAAATGCTTAGGATGGTGACGGAAGACAACACAAGCCATGTTCGCTGGATCCTCACATGCAACTATGTTGAGAAGATCATTCCCCCTCTTCTATCTCGCTTTGAGGCAGGATACATCAAAGTGGATAGCATGGACTATGATGGTGTACTTGACTTTGTTCTTCGTGTTGTGGATGCAGAGAAGATTGACTTTGAAGAAGACGATGATCTTCTCTCTCATATCGACACACATGCGCCCGACATTCGAAAGATCCTGAATTCGATTGATGGGTCAGTGGACAAGAACAACATGCTACATCCTCTCAGAATTGCCTCTGAAGGCTCTAACGAGGATGCATGGGTTGCCCTATGGGTTGGGGGAGATGTCTCCCTAGAGAAGGCTCTGAAGCTGTCTGAGATGATCACAATGGACAACTACGAATCCTTCTATCAAACCATGTACGAGAATAGCAAAAACTTCCCCGACGAAGGCAATGGGATTATCTTGTGTTCTCAGTATCTGGACCGTGCTACAACGTCAGCTAATCAGAGACTTCACCTCGACGCATTCTTATATCATTTGTTTGAAATGGGAGACGTTTGATATGTCTGTGTCTGGTATAAGTGATAACGACATCTTGTTTCTTCTTCTCGTAAAAAGCATGAATGCGGAGAGATTTGGTCATGACGGGAGGATGGTGTTCTTTTATCATCCGTCATATCTAAACTACCACCTGTATGACGCATTTGAGTTCGTACCCTACAACAATGTTAGGATGGTGAAACCAAAAGAAGAGATAAACGAGACTGCTAGGATGGTGAGCCTATGAACCCCCTATTTGCTTTTTTCGACAAGATGAATGCTGGAGACTTCAGCTACGTTGATCGTATGACAGACGAGGAAGTGAAATCGCTGTCTCCCTATGTTCTGCTTATGTGGATGAATGGCAGCCAATCGAACCCAGCAATCCACATCATGATGACAGACATCCTCTGTAATCCTTATGTGTTCTCTCTGTCAAATCATCCTCGATTGCTATTGAAGCTGTTTGTGGCAGCGAACGGACACATCGACTCTTCTAGGTACAAGTTTACCAAGAACGAGGGGAAACAGAAAAGCAAGCACATAACGGCCATTGCGTCCTACTATCAATGCTCTCCAGAAGATGCTGAACGCTATAGTGTTATACTCAGCGACGAAGAGACCAAAGAGATTATGGAGATAGCGGCTAATGAAGACAATTAAGCAGACCAACGATATTGATAAATTATATGAGCAGCCACTCATCTATCGTGATGATGTGATCGAGTGTCCTGTCTGTCACAAGGAGTACAAACGAGAAAAATCTGCTATCACCCACTACAGCAAGAAGACATGCTATCATGCTAGGGATATCTTTGAAGGAACTCCCTACGAGAAATACGCATATGAGATGTACTGTAGTGCTCAGGCTAACTCAAAGAAACACCTCACTATGGGGATCTTTAGGAAGTCTCCCTCGTACAGAGTGAGCATTCAGTTCATCTTGGCCTGCATCATATACGAGATACCAGACTACGGAGAATACTATTCGTTCCTGAAAGAGGTTAAGGAATACTACAAGATGGACAAGGTGTTCTCTTTTGGTGCAAGAGAAAGCAACATAGAAGAGTATCGATTTTTTCGACACAAGCATGGGCTGATTGATTCATTGGAATACTTCAAGCAGCGGAAAGATGATCTTTTGTCTGACGACGAGTTCTTGATTGAGTCGATTGAGAAAGCAAAGATAAGTGTAGCATTCGTTGAAGGCAACCCAACACTTCTTGGTTACATTGACGAGATGCCCTACGGGCTGAAGTATAGACTATTCGATTACATAAAAAGAGGAAATCTATAATGAGCATGTTACAACACATTTTCAAAGAACACGGAGACAGCGATATTGCGTTTGAGACAGTTCCAGAAGCATTTCGTCTTAGATACAAAGAACATATTTCTGCCTATCGTGGATTCAAAGACAAGACAGACGAAGTGATGTTTGATACAATCGTAGCGATTTATAATGATCTTGGGGTAGTGATGAGTTTCGAGATAGAAGACAAGATCGGATCAGACGAAAGACTGACTGATAGTGAGAAGGATATGCTCAAGTCATTCTTGTTTGGAAAGGACAGATATCTTCGTCATACTCGTCAACTGTTCCTCACCCAATACAATTTTGGAGACATATGACTCGACGAACGTTTGATGTTGACATTGATGTATCATCAAAGACAACCAAAGATATGTTTGGCACAAGGGCTATGATATCTGAGATATCAAACGAAGATGTTGTTTCCGCTCATCCTTCTGGCTACTACCTAGAAGAGGTTCCTGTTGACTCTATGACAGGACTGTGTGCCTTTGACTCAGAGTGGGGAGAAGAACATGGCGCATTGAAAGTGGACCTTCTAACAAACACATCATACGATGTATTTGCATCCAAGAAACATCTTATGGAGTGTGCGAACGAGGATCCATATTGGGTTATGCTTGAAGACAAGAAGATAGTGGAGAGTCTGCCTCATATCAGCAAACACTTTGATATCATAGACAAAGTGAAACCAAAGTCTATTCATGACCTTGCTGATGTCCTTGCTTTGATCAGACCCGGAAAGATACACCTGATAGACGCATACCTAGAAGACAAAGAAAGAACAAGAAGGATCCTCTACAAAAGAACAAAACAAGTCTACTTTAAGAAGAGTCATAGCTACTCTTATGCTATGATGATCATTGCCTTGATGAATACTAAGAAGATCGCGATTGTTTGGTGACACGAGTTCGTGTCTGGTCTGGGGTCTGGTCTTGTAGGTCAATCTCTGACGTGATAGACTTTCTGGGGATAAGAACAGCATCAAGAGAAGCATTAGGAAAGAAGATGTCTTTGAATACAGAGAACCGCATTCCTTTTGATGCTAGTCTCCACGATATGACAACCAACACAAGGTTAGGATCAGTGTTGTTTGTCATATCGTAGAACAGCACATGCTTCTTGTTTGTGTAATCGATGATACCTTTATACTCTTTATTGGATGTTTCGATTGTATCAAATATAGGTGTAGTCATGAAAAAGTCCGATGTTGTTGATTTCAAACTTTATTTAGAGCACAATATGATCACACAAAAACTAGCAAAACTGACGACACCTAGCAAGTCTGTATTGATCTCATTCTCATACACCCTCGTAGATGTCACTACTGATGGGTCTCGTCTTGTTGCTATCAACAAGGTGCGTGTTGATGACTCTGTTCTAGGAACAGTGTTCCTCAGAATGAACGAAGACCAAGCATTCAACGAAGACCAAGCATTCATCACTTGTATGGATATAGATGGCGTGATACGATTGTATCCTATCCCGCACAAGGTTCTGACTCGTCTCTCTTCTTTTGATATATTCAAAGACATCAGAGTGGAGAGTATGCAAGAGATCTATGATATGGTGAGTCTATGAATGAATTCCAATATCTGTGTGATGATATCAAGTCTTCTATGTCTCTTAGTACACTGGAAGGGTCGGGGTTCTATAGCTGCTACTGTCCTATCTGCAACAAGACAGAGAACAAGACAGCAGGAGTGAGATTCGAGAGCGACCAGATCATCCTCAATTGCTTTAGAGCAAGCTGTGACGCTACATGCGTATACACCTATGGAGAACCTGTGCCTAAGAAGTTCAGGAGATTCGTGGATGCTATTGGAGTGAAGATTCCTCCTGCTCTCTCGATGGTGAAGAACTCATTCCAGAAGAAGATGGAGAATGCTCTTGACGATGATCTATACGAGAAGCACTACTATAAGGATATGAAGATCCCGAAGAAGTGGATTCCATTAGCAGAAGATGGAAACGAATCTCTCATCTCCTATTACGAGGATCGTTGCTGTCCTATAGACGACATCTATTATATCAATAAAGGACTGTACCAAGGATCCACGGCAATCGCCATGAGATACTACGACAAGGTGATTGGCTTTCAGGTGTCTTCTCCAAACTCAGCAGTCAAGTACCGTACTATATCAGACAACACTAATTTATTGATGATTAACGGGGGCAAAATACAAGAACCTGTTATCCTTGTTGAGGGACTTCTTGACGCCATGTGCTTTCCTGATGCGTGTGGTGTTCTGAAAAGCACAGTAAGCAAAGAACAGGCATACATTCTAAGAGATAGAATGGTGATTGTTCTTCCCGATAGAACAGGAAGTGGATTTGTCGAACAAGCATCTGCGTATGGGTGGAAGGTGTGCATTCCTAAATGGTCATGCAACGATCTCAACGAGGCTGTCTGTCAGTATGGAAAGCTGTCGGTTGCAAGGATGATACACGATGCGGTATACTCTGATCCACTCGAAATCATGACACGCTACAAGATGTGGACGACAAAATAGGAGAACAAATTGACACAAGTCATTGATAAGAAAGAAAAACTTCTAGTGGAATTTCTACTAGCAGATAGGTATGCCTTCACAAAAGCATATTCTATTCTGAAGCCATCCTACTTTGATCCACCACTGAATCATGCGATTGAATTTATCCTCACGCACTTCAAGAAGCATCATGGGCTTCCTGATGTAGATACGATTGATGCTGAGACAGGAGTGAAGCTCAAAGAAAGAGAGATGGACGAAAGTGAAACATCATATCTACTCGAAGAGATCCAAGACTTCTGCTCAAGACAGGCCATGACCGAAGCTATTCTTGAGAGTGTTGACCTTGTTAACGAAGGAGACATCTCTAAGGTGCAGTCTCTTGTCAGGGAAGCTCTTCTTGTTAAGATAGATCGAGACCTTGGTATTGATTTGTTTGTTGACCCTATCATTCGTCTCACAGAATACGAAGAGAACCGTGTACCCTATTCACTGGGGATCCCAGCACTCGATGGTATGAATGGTGGGGCTTGGTATAAGGGAGAACTCTATCTCTTCGCAGGGGCGACATCAACGGGTAAGAGCGTGATGTTAGCTAACGTTGCATCGTTGCTTGCTCACCAAGAACTAGATACTCATATTGTCTCTGTAGAGATGGACGAACAACCTTACACTAGAAGGATAGACAGCATTATTACAGGTCTTCCTATGTCTGGTACAGAGATAGAAGATCTTGCTGATTCTCTGAATACACTTAAAGGCGAGTATGGAAGGATCACAACAAAACGAGTGGGGTCTAGGTTTGGTGTGGATGACCTTAGAGCGCATCTAATCGAATATCATGTACAATATGGAAAGTATCCAGATGTGTTTATATTAGACTATCTTGATATCTTTGCCAATGGTAGGAATCCCGGTATGGGGAAGTTTGATTGGGATGAAGTGAAGAGTCATGAACTTAGAGATATGCTCGTAGAGTTTGACATGTTGGGATTCTCTGCTTGTCAGCTTAACCGAGATGCCTATGTTGATGTGATATCAGTGAGTGCTGCTCATATCGCTGGTGGCTTGTCTAAGGTGAATGCCTCTGATGCTACAATCGCAATGGTGGCATCTGACGAAGACATCGACAACAATCAGATTCAATGCAAAGGGATCAAAGTGAGGGGAGCACCAAAGAAATCTACGATGATCACATTATATCGTTGTCCAAAAACATTGAGGATAACCGACGTTCCTTCTAGTACAACTACGTCTAAGCCTTCTCCTATCATCGCTGCCAACAAAACCAAAGGGAAGGATAAACTGAAAGAGACAATGAAATTAACCAAGAGGAAGTAAGCATGGAACTTAACGAACTTCGCGTTCCTGTGGTGTCTGGGATCATCGCTACAGATTGCAACGGAAACATCGAATACAAAGGAAAGCCTGTCGGGTTTGGATACTCCAAAGAGGCTAGGAAACTAGATCGTGCTGTTCTGTTGCGATACATCGCAGAGATGAGAACTGAAGATCTTGTTGTGGTTGGACATAAAACGTATCGGTCGATGCAACACATGTTTGACCCTAATACGAAAGTCATGCTATCTTATCCAGACAAAGTAGAGATGATGGACCCAACCACTGCTGTTAGTTCGATTACCGAGAATCACGAAGAAGGAATATCCCCCACGTCTTCTCTCTCCATGAAGGCATACACCTATGCCATGAAGCACGGGATTGGATGCATACATGTCTTTGGTGGAAGGAGCGTGTACAACGCATTCGCTAATCAGTATTCAAGACTGGTTCTCTGTGAGTTCAAAGAGAAAGCGAATCCAGAAACATCCAGAGACGTGTATGTTGTCTGTGAGACGTTCAACTTAGGAGGCACCCCACTCGTGTACGACGATGTTGTTCCAAACAAGACACACATATCTAACCCACTACTTACCGTGACAGAATACAATTGGAGATTCCTGAAATGAACATACCAGTCTATTTGATCGAAAGTTACAAAGAAGACATGATCAAGAATGCTAGAATGTCTTTGACCGAGAGTGCTGACGAGATAACAACAAAGTTCACCAATAATGTCATCACAAAAGATAATGTAGTGTTGACGCTTGAGGTTGTGAGCAATACTACAGGAAAAGTGTTACTCGCTGATAGCAGGACAATCTCTGCTTTGATTGAATGACAAGGATGAGGCTTATGAATGCACAAGAGTTGATGTTGACATGACTATCTAAACTGGTGTACTATGGAGGAAGGGTAGACTAAATACCCACCAAGATGGTTTCGTGAGAACCAAGCGAAGCCGAAGAAAGACGCAAGAAGAAAGGATCCAATCGGCGGAGTCCGTCGATCACAAACGTGGAGAGGAAACTTGCTATTGCTATGAGAAAGGAAACCGGCTATGACGTATTATGATTCGCAATATCTCGATGCTGTCAATCGAGTTATAACGAATGGAACAGACACAGTAGATCGCACGGGCGTTGGCACAAAGAAAGTATTTGATGTCAACTTCTCCGTTGATCTGTCTCGATCTGATGGCTTGTGTTCACTTCCAGCCTTGACACTAAGGAAAGTGTTTCCTCGCACAGCATTCTATGAACTGCTCTGGATGCTTAGAGGATCAACTGACGTTCGTGAACTGCAAGACAAAAGAATCACGATATGGGATGGGAATAGTTCTCGCGCATTTCTTGATTCTCGTGGACTTACTGATGTTCCTGAAGGATCTATTGGGCGTGGATACGGCACACAGTTTCGAGATTTCAATGGAGTGGATCAACTGGCAACCCTCATTGAGGGCTTAGTGGTGGATCCTAATGGACGCAGACACATCATCAGTCTATGGAACCCTGTTGATCTAGACAAAACTGCTCTACCTCCGTGCCATCTTCTCTACAATTTCATGGCAGAAGGAAGTTATCTTCACTTGAAATTCTTCCAAAGGTCAGGAGACTTGATTCTCGGATGCCCCACCAACATCATGTTTGCGTCGTTCTTTCTGAATCTGATAGCAGCATGGACAGGGTACAAGCCGGGAACTGTAGCTCACTCGATTACAGACTGCCACATCTATCTGAATCACATGGATGCAGCACAAGAGCTTCTAAGACGAAAGCCCGTAGAAGAGAACATGGCTACATACAGGATGCCTAAGCTAACGTCAACATCTTTTGATGAAGAACTTCGCAATATGTTCTACGACGAGCATATATGGCGGATGATTCAATCATCTCTCGCATACAGAAGCAATGATCCAATCCCAAGAGAGATGCTTTCTATGGCTGTGTGACAAAAACAAGGTTGACATCCCTCTCTCCCTGATGCTACTATGATATTTCATTAGTAGCATCATTCGTTTTTACTTCCCAGAAACACATACAGGAGAAACATCATGATCCTTGATACCCCAAAAGAACGGGTTGTCACCAACTCAGACAAGGAAAGCACAATGAAGATGGAGGTTTCGCCTGAAGCCTTTGCCATCATGTCTGATAGTATCTATGAACACAAGATTGCTGCTGTTGTTAGGGAGCTTTCTTGTAATGCGTATGATTCTCATGTAGCAGCAGGGAAGAAAGACGTTCCAATTGAAATCGAATTCCCTCATGTACTGAGCCCATACTTCTCTGTCACTGACGAAGGACTGGGATTGGATGATCAGGGGGTGCGTGATGTGTTCCTCACCTACTTCAAATCCACTAAGCGTAACACAAACGAAGAGACAGGCTTTCTAGGGCTTGGTAGCAAGAGCCCCTTAGCCTACACCAGTTCTTTTGTGATTCGCGCTAGGAAGGACGGAATGGAGCGAGAATACACATGTTATTTTGGAGACGACGATCTTCCGAAAGTGAACATGATGTATCAGACTGAAACAGACGAACATGATGGTGTTCGTGTCTCTATCCCTGTTAAGACCTCCGACTTTGATCAGTTTCAGAACGAGGCTATGTTCATCTATAGCTTCTTTGATACGATCCCAAATACAGACGAAGAAGGATTCTCTGTTCTGTATGAAGACGCTATCGAGAAACTGAAAGAAAATGGATCATACGTCATCTCTTCTACCTTTCGTGGAAGTAGTTTGTATGGTGGGAGGGATCCTCTGTTCGTGAACATGGGCAACGTCTGCTATCGTGTGTCTGTGACAGAGTTGTTTGGACACCATAACGAGGATACCGCTAGTGCATCAGAAACGTTCTTTCGTCAGATGATGAGGGACCAAGCGGGATACATTATTCATGTTCCTATGGGGTCTGTTAAGTTTCAGGCATCTCGTGAGCGTTTGTCTCTCAAAGAAAACACGATTGAGTTTCTTCGTGACCAGTTCTTACAAGACACACATGCTCGGATGAAAGAAATCCAAGACTACCTTGACACAGTTACGCATCCTCATATGATTACAACTGGCGTCATGTCTGCATACAGGTTCTCAGAACACTTCATGGTGTGTGGTGAGACTATGAAGAAATGGGCCACGAAAGGAACAACCCTACTCGATGAGATGAACGCTCGTTATACGTCTATTGGTAGTAGTGGAAGGACTCGAAACATTTTCATCAAAGGACGCACCAACATTCATACGGTGAAAAAGATCCTCTATTACCAAACTAAATCTCGTGGGATTGTGAATGCAAGTCGCGATATCACTTACGCAAAGCAACTCAGGGCTGATGGTCTGTTTTCTCTTCATGTTCCTATAAGCGACAGGATGCTTCATCGCCTGAAGCAAATCTTTGCGAATGCTGAGTTCATTTGCCTTGAAGACTATCGCAAAGAAAACAAGCCTAGAGACGAGGGAAAGGGAACAGGCAATCGTCTTGAAAAGACAGAAGTGAAAGCTGTGGTTATCGATAGGACTGGAGTTCAACCAAGGACTCTGGTGGACTTGGACTCGACAGACACACACGCCTACTATATCACCAACCCCGAGGGAACACCGTTTACGAACAGAAACAATTCGATCATGATACAAGACTACCACGGAACCGCGTTGTATATGAATGATATCACTAATATCATCAACGCATCAGCATCACCAGATTCGATTCAGATTCTTGTGGCAACTAAGCAAAACGAGAAGAAGATCAAAGCACAACAGGTTCCTCATCTGTCGGAATTTATCGACGACACAATTGGAATGTGGAAGAAGGATCCTAAGTTCATGGATGGCTTCTATGCGCGCATCGTCAGAGATAGGGCACCGAAGGTAGTGTTTGATGAGTTCCGTATTCCAACCACACAGTTGTCTGTCATAGAAGATGTGATTAGTTTACCAAAGACACTGAAGCATATTGTCGCTGTTTGTGAGAAACCAATAGTTGATTGTGTCCCTTTTTCTTATAATATGTACAAACACTTCTGGCTGTTCGAAAAAGAACACAAGGAAATCGAGGAAAGCCTACAGAAGGCTCATAGCGAATATTGTGACATCATGAAAGCCTATCCGCTTCTTGCGATGGTGGAAGGCTCTCGTGGCATTGTGGACTT